GGACATATCGACGACCTCTATCTGGAGCTGTGCGACCGTCTGACAGGCAGCGACAAGATGCTCGTCATCGACGAGGCGCAGCACCTGAAGCTGCAAACACTCGAAAATCTGCGTGGCATACAGGAGACGGCCGGTATCGCCGTCGTCCTGATCGGTAACGAGGTCGTGCATACGAAGATGATTGGACGGCACAGTGCGGAGTTTGCGCAGCTCTTCAGCCGTCTTGGGTGGAAGCGACATGTACTGACGGATCACTTTACGGGGGATGACATGCATCGGGTGTTTGGCCGCAACCTCGCTCCAGAGGTCACCTCCCTGCTGCTAGACATCTGTCATAGCAAGTACGGCCTGCGCGGCGCGGCCAACGTCTATATCAACGCCAGCAATAACGAGGATACGAGCGTCCGGGGCATTAAAGCGATTGCCCGTGAAATGGGGGTGTTGGCGTGAAGCGCATAACGCATCCTGCTGGACATCTCGATCTAAACTCCACCATTTTTCTCTCGCCCTCGATCCGTATCACGGGTAACGACGTCAGCAGGCTGTTCGCCAATCACGGCATCAAGGACACGGTCGCCAATCGGCGGGCGCTCAAGCGCTTGGCGCGGCGCATGACACTGAACGCCGGGCCGGAGGTTATTGCCCCGCTCCTGCAGGACAGTCTGACGCTGCTGATGCTTGGATTCACGTTCGTGAGCAAGGAGGCGATCGCACATGACCAAGCCGATTGACGCGACCGAGGTTGTAGAGGTTTATCAGGTGATCTGCCCCGTGTGCCAGCAGAAGTATTGGGAGCCTCACGAAGGGCGTGCCTTGTGCCCGCTGTGCGGAGGCGATACGAGCGGCGCAGCCTACGTCTCGGACGAGGCCAGGCTGATCTATCCTGTCCTGGTCGATCCGCTCACAGGCACCGCCGTACTCGGCCCACCGGTACGCTATCCAGCCGAGGAGGTGTGTACCGATGTCTAACTGGAACAAGGTAAGAACCAAGCGAACGCCGGTTAGGGACATGGCACGCGAGAGGGCATGCCGGCAGCAGCCGGGGCCGTGCATCGTCAGAGGCGCGACACCCGAAGAACGTGCTCGCTATGGCATCACAGCACAGCCACCCACTCTGGCCCCCGCTTTGGTCCCTACATCGACCCAGCCCATTTGCATAGAGCGAGAGCCGAGAACTCACACGCATATCACAAAATCGTTTTTGGAGTCAGAGATCAGGCGCGGCAAGGACCTGAAGCACATCGAGCGCGAGCATGGTTTGAGAGTCGGCACACTCGCCCCGCGCATGCGGAAATGGGGCCTCAAGGCAAAAGACCTGAAGAAAGAAAGCCCGGTGCGCTTAGCGGAGCGGGAACGAGAAAAGATGCAGATGCTGAAGGAGTTGGCCACTGGCAAGTCACTGGCTCAAATTGAGCGCGAGAATGGGATGACGCCCAACACACTCGGTACCAAGCTGCGCAAATGGGGCATCGATCGCAAGGAGGTGCAACGGCGATGAGCAGCGGGATAATAATGGACGAGGATGACCTGATTCCCACGTCACATAAATTTGCCTGGCGTGACCGCCTGGCTTGCGTCGAAGCGTTGGCGCTCTCCTGCGACGACAACGGCGGCAAGTTTGACCAGGCGCTGCGACAGGTGCGCCTCACCAACTACGCCTATAACGCCCGACACATGCTGGTCAAGCAGCGCAACCAGTTGCGGCGCGATGTACTCAAGCGGCTAAAGGACATCCAGCATATGCGGGACAGCGCGGACGTTGGCGACATCGTCCGCGTCCCCCGCATGGTCGCCACCCTCCTACCAGGTGGAGGCAAACGGGATGGGCGCAAGCTGGTCGAGGCTGAGATTATCCGTCGCACGATCATCTCCTCCGCCCCACGCTACACTGTGCGCCGACTGGACGATGGTGGGGAGCAGACGGGCAATGGCCACATGATCAAGTCTATCGTGCGGCGTGCAGCCCGCCCAGAAATCGAAGGAGGCGAACCGTGAGCTATCATGAACAGTTGCAGGCAGCCAGAGTTAAGCTCCAGGCTGCCTGGTCTTACTTTAATCACGCGACGGAGCTGGGCCACATCGACCAGGCCATTCAGCAGGTTGCGGAAGCGGAACGCGAAATGAGTGCCGTGATTGCGGGAGGGATGTCATGTCGACGCACGAGTTGAAGGATGATCAGCAGCTCTCCTCAGTGGAGCCTGTTTTCAATCGCAAGAAGTTTTACCCTGGCCGCGCCATCGTCTTGACTGGCGAGTGCGGCGATGGCGATAAGGTCGACGGCGTCTTTTTAATCCGGGCTATCAAGATGGACAAATTGTATGTCGTGGACTCGGATGGGCGGGAAAAGGACTTTGATATTACGGCCTTCCTCACGGAGGTTGAGGGCGACGAAGTCTATCCGCCGTGCATGGCCGTTGAATTCTACGGAAAGGACCGGCCCTAATGGAAACCAATTGGACAATGCCGGAGTGGATGATCCCCTACGCCGAGCGCTTTATCGGACGCGACCAGCAGGATTGCGAGTATTTGGTCAATGTGAAATCCAATGTATTAGTTAATGCCCCACTGTCCCTAGAGTCCGTGGCCGTGAGCTCAAAGGTCCGCTTACTCGAAGCGCTGCACCGTGGAGGAAGCCTAAAAGAACTGGAGGTACTACCATGAAACAAACGAAACGCATCAGCAAAGGCGGGGGCATCACGCTCCCCGCATCCCTCCGTCGCGATTATGGAATCGCACCGGGAGAACGGGTTGAGATCGCACCGCAGCCGAATGGCGACATCCTGATCCGCCGTACCGAAGGGGCGTGCATGTTTACCGGCGAGGAGCGTGACCTCATCAACTACAAAGGAAGGCTGATCAGCGCGGGAGCCGTCTCGGACATGCTGGCCGAATTTGACGACGAGCTGCGCAATCAGATCCTCCGAGGGGCGGGTGATCCGACATGAATGATGCTGTGCATGTCATGAGAGTCCTGGTCGACGAGGCCATCGAGATCGAGCGGCGGATGAAGGCGGACAAGCTGCAACTCGACAGCTTGAAGGCTCGCATCCAGACACACGCATTTGCGGCCATGCAGGACAAAAACCTTAAATACCGGCGCGTCTATGGCAGCGGCGGTTATGCGACCGTCACCTATAAGACCAAGTTTGACTTGCTCAATTATGTGCGCCTGCAGCGTGCCGTGGGAGATATCGCAAAAGACCACGTTAAGCGTGCCGAGGAAGTCAAATATGACGCTAAAGCCGCTTTTAAATCCGCTTTAATCGCCGTTTATGAGGGCGACTACGGCAAGGAAATCACCATCGAAGACATCCTGCGTGGGTTGGGTCTGAACGACAAGCAGATCAAGACGGCGAAGCGTCGCCTGAAGGGGGACTACAACAAGGACAAAGCTCTCCTCCAGTCCTTTGGTGCACAAGGCGAGCTGGAGGAAGAGCTGGACGCCATCCGGCGTTACCGCACAGCGGAGCTGGTAGAATCCTACTTCGGCGACTTGACCCCGCTCCAAATCGACGAAATCAGGCGAGCTGTCAACGTCGAACAGGAGCTGACGATCGGACTGGAGTATGAAACATGAGTGCACCTGCCCCCCGCCAGGCTGATCCGAAAAAGCAGATATGGAGCATTGGTAGGAAGCTCGGCATGGACGAAGCGGACATCCGCGCCGTGCTCTCTCGTGAAACAGGCAAGGACAGCATGCGGGCCTGCACCGATCAGGAACTGCAGCGCGTCGTCATCGCGATGCGTCAGCTCCAGGGCGAGTCTAGCGGCGACCGGGCGAGCTTTAAGCAGGTGGGGCTGATTCGCCGACTGGAGGCGTCGCTCGGGTGGTCGGAGCAGCCGGAGCGGTTGCGGGCATACTTGCGCAAATACTATAGAGTGGACAAACCCGAATGGCTTACCAAAGCCCAGGCTTGGCGGGCGACAGAGAGCCTTAAAAAGGTCCTGTCCCGCCTATAACGGAGGTGAGGATCGGTGCGCGACCAAAATGTCGAACGGCGCGCCGTCAAGCAGGTATTCGAGATTTTTCGTCGCAATCTGCAGCTCATGGCAGCCAAGCCGACTGTTGACGAGGCGCAGCTTGCGCTGGAATGGACGGCAACTGGCGACTGGCTCGCCCTCGACGATCTGAGCGTCCAACAGGCGGAGGCCCAGCGTTACAACAAGCGGGTCAAGGAATGCGTCGCCTACTTCCTCTCAGCACAGGAGGCGAAGATTATCAAGCAGTCGTACATGTCAGTTTCGTACTCGCTGCCTTGGCAAATCTACGAGCCCATGCACATCGAGCGAACTACTTATTACGCCCTAAAGGCGAAGGCGATCGGGAAGCTCTATATCGCCTTTAGGTTGCAGCGATTGCTCCAAAAAAGTGCGGACTAATTGCGGTTTGAAACGAGATAAGATGGAGACCAGACAGAGCGCTGGTCTCCATTTTTTTGCGCTTTGCGGGCTGGCCCCTGTATCGGCCATAGCGATGCGCGATCGAATCATGCGGATGGCATCAAGCGGCTGGCCGGGCTTATAGCGGGCGGGCAGGCTGCTGGTGACCGGAGTGTATGCACGAGTTGCGGCGGGGTGCATGGCGACGTTTGACAGGTAAGTATGTATCTGCTGAACGCTCATCCTGCCTGCGCCCGCTGGGATGATATGCGGGCGGCATTTAACGTAACGAGGGGGCGCTGAGGGTGCCGGAATGGATTGTACAAGCTGGGCTTACCCTGCTGCTCGGAGCAATTGCATGGTATTTGAAACGGCATGTTGCGCAGCAGGACAAGAGCAATGAACAGCAGCAGGAGCGGATCGATGTATTGGCTCGTGACCTGCAGCAATACAAACTGGACGTGGCAGAGCGCTACGTACATAAAGATGAATTTATCCGCGCAATGTCGAACACGGACCGAAAGCTGGATAATATCCATGCTGAAATATTGAAGCTCACCGCCTCAATTAACGGTGGCAACGGAGGGAAATGATGGAGCAAGCTGAGATTTTGAAAAATCGTCAATTCCGCGGGCAAATCATGCGAATTGTGGCCATGTTCTACCCCGACCCGGTGACGGTCAAGCAACTGAAGCTATCGCTGCGCGAGTATGGCCTGGCTTACTCGGCTGATCTAGACAAACATATCTACTACTTGGCAGATGACAGCGACACCTCTTCCCCGCCATACATTCGGCGGGCCGACGGTTTTATTCGCGAGCTCGCTGACGATGATAAGATTTACATCACCAAGGCGGGCGTCAAGCTCATGGAGGGCGACGTCACCGATCCCGGCGTGATGGTCTGATGTCCGGCCCGTCCTACAAGCGTTACCGGCGGCACAATAAGGTCTATGAGCTGCCGAAGGAGCTGCGCGACGGTCTGGACGAGCGCCTGGCGGACACAAGCATTACCTATGTTGAAATATCCGCCTGGCTCGCCGAGGCTGGCTATGAGATCAGCAAGTCGACCATTGGACGGTACGCGCTTGAATCGCGGCAGCTCGCCGGAAGGTTGCTGGAGACGCAAGCCAAAGTGCGCGAGCTCGTCAAGGTAGCCAAGGGTCAGGACGACGAGGCGCTAACGGAAGGTGCGCTGCAGATTGCTGTCGGCAAGCTGACAGAGCGGATTGCATTAGTGGAAGAAGAGCTCGATGAGCTACCGCCAGAAAAGGCCATTGACCTTATGATTAAGCTTGCGCGAGCCAAGGCGTACAAAGACAAAGTGTATGCTGATCTGCGCGGCGAGTATGATCGGGCTTATGCAGCCTTTAAAGAGGCTGTGTATGCCGAGCTCAATGATTCCCATCCAGAGATTGTGCATGTGCTGATCGGACTGGCCAGCGGTACGCTAGGCCGCATTGGACAGGATTAGAGGTGCCGCCGTGAGTATCATTAAGGATTTTCGACAGAACGCTCTCGTGCATAAACGGAAACAGACCATTGAAGTTGGACGAAAAAACTTCCGCCATTATTGCAACCTCATTAATCCGGAGTTTTACAAGGCGGAATACGCTTATCAAGACGTTTTGTGCAACACGATACAATCCGCTTACGAAAAACGTCTAGTGAATCCGGGCACTGGTAAGCCGTACGACATTCTGATCATTAACTTGCCGCCAGGCTTCGGGAAGTCGTACACCGGCGTGTTGTTCTCGACTTGGGCTTACGGCCAGAAAGCCAAAAATCAGATTGTCGAGGTATCGTATAACTCCACGCTTGCCGAAGGGTTTTCCAAGTCTGTGCGAGAAGCCATCCGGGACGAAGAGATTCCAGACGATCCGAAGCATTATGTCGTCAACAGCTTTTTTCCACGCCTCAAGATTAAACACGGCGATGGTGCGGTTACACGCTGGGCGCTCGAAGGCTCCTACATGTCGTACCTCGCGACCGGCTTTGATGGATCGCTGACAGGGATGCGCGGGCATATCGGCATCATCGACGATCCGATCAAAAATGACAAAGAGGCCGTCAATGAGAACGTGAAAGAAGCGCACTTCAGCTTTTACAAGAACACCTTTACGTCTCGTATGCTCGACGGCGCGCTGCAGATCATCATCCAAACGCGCTGGGCAACGGACGATCTGGCAGGTCGTCTGCTTGCCGAGTACCCCGATCGCTGCTACGAGCTGCGTATGCCGGCGCTGACGGCCGAGGGCAAGAGCTTGTGCGAAGGGTTGTACTCGACCGAAGACCTCTTGCAGAAGAAAGCCACGCTGGACAGCCATATCTGGTTGGCGAATTATATGCAAGAACCGATTGATATCACGGGCGGCCTGTACGCGAGCGGCTTTAAAACCTTCGATGCCGTCGACCCCGATCAGTTTGAGCGAGTGCTTGCCTACACCGACACGGCTGACCAGGGAGCGGATAACCTCTGCCAGATCAGCGCCGGTATTATCGACAAGTATGCTTATGTGCTGGATGTCTATTTTACATCGGATGCTATGGAGACAACCGAACCGGAAGCTGCGAGGCGACTGCATCAGCATGGCATCCGTGAGGCAGCCATTGAAAGCAATAACGGCGGGCGTGGGTTTGCGCGAAACGTAGAGCGCGAGCTGCGGCAGCTGAAGAACCATAAATGTCAGGTGACGTGGTTTACGCAAACGAAGAACAAGCGCACGCGCATCCTGGTCAACGCCTCCAATGCGCTGGAGCAGATTATCTTCCCGGAGGACTGGAAGAAGCGCTGGCCGGAATTTGCTGAGGCGCTCGCACGTTACCAGCGCAAGGGCAAGAATGCACATGATGATGCGCCGGATGCACTGACGGGGCTTGTGGAGCTCATTAACGGAGATGTCAAACTGAAGCGTAAAGCGCGTGTCGGCAGCCGTCGCCGACTTGGATTGTGAGGTGAACGGCATTTGATAAAAGTTCGGCCAGATACGGAGGTCACGCCAGAGCTCGTCACGGCCATTGTTGCGCGCTGGCGCAAAGATGACCTTCCTAGACTGCAGAAGCTGCGAAAGTATTTCCGGGTCAAAAACGATATCCTGTCTCGAAGCGTGAACGACGATAAGCCAAACAACAAGCTGGCGCACGGATTGGCGAAATACATCGCCAAGATGGCGACCGGCTTTTTTATGGGCGAGGGCATTCGCACGGCGACGGAAGATAACGAGTACAAAGAGTGGCTCGACCTCTATCTCCAGGACGGCGCTACTGGCGACCCAAGCTTTGAGCTCGCAAAGGAAATGGCCATCACCGGCGAGGCGTTCGAGGTCTTGTACATTAATGAGGCATCGGAGCTCCGCAGCGTGCGATTTACATCCGAGGAGATGATCCCTGTTTACTCTTTATCAGTCGGCGAATTTCTGGCATTTGCCGTGCGGGTATATGACGAAGAGGATCTGATCACAGGTAAAAAAGTCGGTTACGCTGAAGTGTACACCAAGCATGAAATCATTGAATACCGCGAACAAAATGGGAAATATGTCGCGTTGGAGAATGGCCGCCGCCCGCATTTTCTGGGCGACGTGCCGGTGCTGGTGTATTGGAACAATGAGGAGCGCACGGGTGACTTCGAGGACGTTCTCTCTCTGATTGACGCCTACGATAAAAGTCAATCCGACACGCTCAATGACTTCGAATATTTCACCGATGCTTACTTGGTTATCGTTGGAGCGTCTGGTGGGATAGCGGGTGCCGGGAACGGCGACTTCGAGGAAGAAGAAAAAGCGATTCGGACACTGAAGCGGGAACGAATCCTGTATCTTGACGAGAAAGGTCAAGCCGAATGGCTGATTAAACAAATCAACGACACGGCGGTCGAGAATTTCAAGAATCGCATCCGAAACGACATTTTTTTCTTGTCGCAGGTCCCCGCTTTGTCTGATGAAAGCTTTGCCGGCAATCTCTCCGGGGTTGCTCTGCGCTATAAGCTGTTTGGACTGGAGCAATTGGCTGCCGAAAAAGAGAAACGTTTCCTTCCCGCCTATCGCAAGAAGCTGCGGCTGCTGACAGATTATATCAACACCCGCTACAACACCAATTTTAAAGCAAGCGAAATCGGTGTGAAGTTTGACCGCAACACGATCGACAATTTGCTCGATCTGGCTAACGTGGTCGCATTGCTTGACGGCAAGGTCAGCAAAGAGACACTACTTGAGCTGCTGCCCTTCGTTAAGGACTCCCGCTCCGAAATCACACAGCTTCTGAAGGAGATCGCCGAGGCCGATGACATCCCGATGGCTGATAGCGAAGCGGCGCTCCGAATGGCGGGTGTAGGCCGTGACGGAATCAACTGAAGTCTACTGGCTACGTCGGCAGGTCGCCAACGAGGCCAAGGCGGTCAATTACGCCGAAGCCAAGCTGCGCGAGCTCGGGCGGCACTATCGCAAGGCGACCAAAAGCATTGACGATGAGATAGCCACCTTCTACCGCAAGTATTCCGGCGCCGATGGCAAAATCGATATGGCCAAGGTGAGCATGCATGTCCGATCAAACTTGACTCGCCTTGATGAGCTCAAGCAGCGCGTCCAGCGACAGCTCGGCGAGGTCACAGCCAGAGAGACGCAGATCGCCAAGCGTACGCTGTCCGAGGTGTACACAGATGCGCGCTATCGCAGCCAGTACGAGCTACAGCGGTTCCGCGCAAACTATCGGGACGTCGAGCGCCTCTCTCCTGCCCATGTCGATCGTGCGATTAGCACAGCCTGGAGCGGGCGCAGTTACTCGACACGGATATGGGGCCGCCACCAGCGCCTGACGCATGCGGTCGATGAGATCATCACGCAGGGTGTTGTGCTGGGCCATTCCAACGAGCGGATGGCGCGGCAGCTCGCCGAACGCATGCAGGGCAGCTACAGTAATGCAAAGCGACTCGTCCGCACAGAGACTAATTTTGTTTACAACCAAGGCACCTTGGAGGGCTACCGGGCCAGCGGCATCGAGGAGTACGAGTTTGTCTCCACACTGGACATGCGAACATCGGACGTATGCCAACGACTGGACGGCAAGCGTTACAAGTTGTCCGAAGCGCAACCTGGCCGCAATTACCCGCCCATGCACCCCAATTGCAGATCAACGACTGTCCCTGCCTTTGCAGACGATGAGGACAAGGATGTTGGCGAGCGCTTTGCGCGGGATGCGGATGGCAAAGGCGTGCTCGTCCGGGGCGATATGACTTACCCCGAGTGGCAAAAGCAATATATCTCGCCGGAAACACCGGGGCATGATACAATAGAATCAAATTTTCTATCCGTCATTACAGATACCCCATCCAAGCCACCGGGCTTTGACCGAGTGCTTGCTGATCGCTATGCTGCAGCACCGGCAGCCGCCAGAGCAGCACTGGATAAATATGTGCGTCCCAACCCAGTCAAAGACGCGACGCATACAGATGGGGCATATTACCATGCGCTGGACAAAGCGATTACGATGGATATCAGAGCCGAAATGGCGAATCCTCGGGGGCAAGGAGCGACGTTTTACCACGAATTGGGTCACTACATCGATCATGCGGCGGCCATGCACCGCATTGGAGAGGATACGTTGCATTTCGCCTCGCATGTTGATCTGGGAACTGTTAAAGCGGGGGCATTCCGTAAGGCAATCTTGCAGGATGTCGATGATTATCTACGGCGATATGCATCAGATAACGGGTTGACGCCTGCGCAAGCAAGGGTAGCGATTAAAACAGCGTTCAGCGGCTCGAATTCCGCTTTGTATTCCGCCGTCTCAGATTTATATGGCGGCGCTAGCGGCAACGCGTTGCGTGGTCATTATGGTCATGCTGCAGCATACTGGCGACGGCCAGCAGCTCTGGAGAAAGAGGCGTTCGCCCATATGTTCGAAGCGAGCTTTGACGCTGTTGGAGATCGCCGCAAACTCATGGAGACGTATTTCCCCACTGCATTCAAGTTGTTCCATACCATTCTGGAGGTGATCTAGTGTATGTTTGCCCATAAGCTAACCCCTGGGCTGATCGAGCTCATGGGCCGATACGAATCACGGTTCGGTGACGGCGTCCCACTGGAGCAGGTGGGAGGAACGATAGAAGACTTGTCTGCTAATATTCAGCGATGCCTGGAAGCGGATGAGGACTTGTTACCTGAAATCTACGGATGGAACTACGAAGAACACTTATATTAGACACTCACGCTAATTGCGAGGGTGTTTTTTTATTGCCATCTAGGCGCTCCAGATCGCCGTTTAAGCGTTAGTAGAATTCAGGCACCAATCCCCGCTCCGATAATTATTAAAACAAATTGAAGCCGTTTAAAGGGAGTTTGAACGACATCGAAAGGGGTGAGGGTCATGTAGGTGTCGTCCCCCCTCTTATCCCCGTCTCTGAATGACAAATTACAAGGAGGCATAGACCATGCATGTTTTATTCGGTCGCAGATTTTTTACCCCTTTTCTTTCCGCCGATGGTGGTGCTCCCGAGGGCGGAGCCGCAGCAGCAGATAACAAAGATGACAAAGGCGCAGCTTCGACAACCGAAGACGTTGCAGCCCAGATCGAGGCAGCCAAAGAAGCGGGCCGAGCGGAGGCGCGAGTGGCATACGAGGCAGAGCTTGCGCAGAAGCTGGAAGAAGGCAAAACGGAAGCGGCCAAGTTGGCCCAGATGAACGCTGACGAAAAGGCGGAATACGAGCGCAAGCAGCGCGAAGAAGCACTGGCCAAACGCGAAGCGGATATCGCCTCGCGCGAGCTGCGGGCCGAGACGATCAAGACGCTTGCCGACAAAGGCTTGCCGGCGGATGTGCTGGACCTGGTCATCGGTGCAGATGCCGCCGATACGGCCAAGCGCATCGACAACTTCAAAGGACAATTCGACAAAGCTGTCCAGGCTGGCGTCGAAGCTCGCCTCAAAGGCAAGACGCCGACAACCGGCAGCGGTGCAGCCCAGTCTCCCGATGACCAAGCGCGCGCAGCCTTTTCAACTGCGCTTAAAGGAGGATTTTAATCAATGGCCAATACACTCGCGTACTCGACGATTTTCCAACAAGAACTGGACAAGCAGCTCGTGCACGAAGCGACGTCCGGTTGGATGGAGCCCAATGCCGAGCAACTGATTTATAATGGCGGCGCAGAGGTTAAGGTGCCGTCAATCACCATGCAAGGCCTGGGTGATTACGACCGTAACGAAGGGTTTGTTGGCGGCGCGGTGACACTCACCTACCAAACATTAACGATGACTCAAGATCGCGGCCGCACCTTCTCGTTGGACGCAATGGATGTCGACGAAACAAACTTCGTTGCATCTGCTGGCAATGTCATGGGTGAATTTCAACGCGCTCACATCGCCCCGGAGCTGGATGCCTATCGGTACAGCAAGATCGCGACGCTGGCCATTGATGGCAGCCGCGCTTCGGGCGGCTATACGCCCGCTAACGCTTCCGTCTTGTCTACGTTGCTCGGCGATATCGCCGCAGTGCAGGAAGTGGTTGGTGAATCTGTTCAACTGGTCATCTCGGTCTCCTATGCAGTTGCTACTATCTTGAGTCTGAACAGCGAAGTGCAAAAAAAGCTGGATGTTGTCGACTTTGTGCAGGGAGGCATCACAACCAAGGTAAAGGCGTTGGATGGCAATCCGATTCGCAGAGTTCCTGCTGCTAGACTGAAAACAGCTTACCAGTTCCGTGACGGCGAAAGCAGCGGTCAAGAAGCAGGCGGTTTTGTGGCCGCAGCCGGAGCAAAGGACATTAACTGGCTAATCACCGCCCGTAATGCTCCAATCGCGGTCAGCAAGACCGATGTCGTACGGGTGTTTGATCCAACGGCAAACCAGAAGGCCAATGCATGGAAGATCGATTTTAGGAAATATCATGACCTTTGGATTGCAACAAATAAAATGCCTGCGATCTTCGCCAATATCAGACAGGCACTTTAAGGGGGCTTAACATGTCTGCGAAACAATACACATTGCAGAAAGACAACGCTGTGAAGATCGTAGAGTCGGAGGTCAAGCGGGCGCACTGGTTGTCGCTTGGGTTTGTCGACGTCACGGAAGAAGCGCAGGAAAAGAAGAGTGGCAAAGGTAATAAGGGCGGCAGTGACGAACCGCCTACGCAATGAGCCTCGAACGCCTGAAGGAGCGTCTTTCCATCTCGCCGGACGACGCAACCCAAGATAGTCGGCTCACGATCCTGCTCCAGGACGCCGCCGACTTTTTTTGTGGGTACTGCCGGCGCAATGCGGTGCCGGCGCGTGCGGAGGGGCTGATCGAGCGGCTGGTCGTCTATCAGAGCAGCCGCTCGATCGGTGTGTCAGCTGAGTCGATCGGCGACACCAGCATAACCTATGATGCGTCAGACCTGCCGCTAGAGCTGCGCCGCGAGCTCAATCGGTATCGGCGCATTGGAGCGGGGTGATCGCCATGCCTAACCGGCGCGTGTCGCGGCGGCATTATGTGGATCGGGCGAGCGTCCGCCGGCATGTCTCGGTCAAGGTCGGCAAGGAGACGCTCCTGCAGCTGCAGACGCTGCACGTCGGCCTGCCCTGCCGTATCTCGCAGACGGGACTTGCCCGCGAGGGACAGACGGAGTTGCGACACCCGATCCGCTATGACGCCAAGCTGTTTTGTGATCCCGGCATCGATATCCGCCAGGGCGACCTCATCGAGGTGTCGCGCGGCGGCAGTGCTCGCCAGTATGTGGCGGGCGAGCCGTTCGGCTACCCCGGACACCAAGAGATTAACCTCACACGCAAGGGGGATGCCTGATGGCTCGTACTGGCGTAATGTTCGACTTCCGTGACTTGGAGGAGTTCCGGCAGCAGTTGCAGGCGGCGGGAAACGGAGCAACACAAAAGTTCATTCGCGACTTCATGTCGGAGATGGCCTGGCGGGCGCTGGCTGCCATCAAGAAGCTAACCCCCGTCAATACAGGCCTGCTTCGCAACAGCTTCCAGATTGGAGACCTCGTACAACGTGGCGATGTTTACGAGGTAGAGGTCTACACTGACACCGAGTACGCTCTACATGTTGAGTATGGCACCAAAGGTCATTGGACGCCGGGGCGCTGGCAGGGCAAGTCGTTTGTGTATGACCCGTCAGCAGACACGGGCATTTACTTCAAAGCACAGCCGGGCCGGTTCATGATGAAGTTGGGCGTTGAACAAGTAGATCGCGCGATGAAGAGTCACTTTGAACGCCATATGCGCAAATGGCTGAAGCAGCATTTTGGAGGTTGATGCGTATGGCTGCTACTTCAATAGTCGATGTGCTGGACGGGGTGATCGAGCAGCTCTCTGTCGCTTGGCCGGAGGCGACGTTATATGCGGAGGAGATTCGGCAGGGCTTTGCGCCGCCCTGCTTTTTCGTCCGCCTCTACCCCGTCGCCCAGCGGCGCTTGATGGATCGCCGCTCCCGCCGGACGCATAACGTCCTGGTGCAATACTACCCGCTGCCGGACGGGGATCAGCCGTTGCGCATTAACCGGGAGCTGCACATCATCGCCGAGCAGCTCTACGATGAGCTGCTCACCATCCCGCTCGGCAGCAGCTCGGCGGCCGGTACGGCGATGTCGCATGAGATTGCAGATGGCACGCTGCAATTTTTTGTGACGTATTCCTTTGATGTGCTGCAGGCCAAGGAAACCGGCGTCCCAATGGCAGAGATTAAACAGGAGGTGCATGTCCGATATGAGCAAGGATAAGTCGGAATCAACCGAAACAGTCAAGCAAGGCTTCACCCGGGCGCAGCTGCTGCGCTCCCGACAATTTACACTGGTAAGCAAAGATGTGCTGGCCGTCGTCTTGGAGGATGGCCAACGTTACACAATACCCGAGGTCAAGCGTCTATCCGACGCCTGGCTCAAAAAGGAGGCTAAATAGTGGCTGGAGGCACATGGACAACGCAAAACAAGGTCAGGCCCGGCGTGTATATCAACTTCGCTAGCGAGCCGCAGCCGCTCGGTGCGGCCGGCGAGCGCGGCGTGACCTCGCTTGCTCTTGCGCTCCCCTGGGGCGCTCACAAGACGATGCTGACCATCGAAGCTGGAGAAGACACGCAGCCCAAGCTGGGCTATCCGATCACCGCGCCGGAGTTGTTGCTGGTGCGGGAGGCGCTGAAGCGGGCGCGAACCCTCCTGCTCTACCGGCTTAATACTGGCACGGCTGCAACGGCTACAATCGGCAACCTGACGGTCACCGCGCTTTACGGTGGTGTTCGGGGGAATGATCTGTCAGTCATCGTGCAGGAAAATGTGGATGACGACCAGCTCTATGATGTCATCACCCTACTCGCGGGCGTCGAGGTCGACACGCAAGTCGTCGCCGCTATCTCGGGTCTGGTCAGTAACAGCTACGTCAAATTCGCCGGCACTGGCTCGCTCACCGTGACGGCAGGCGTGCCACTGGTCAACGGAGCTAACGGATCGGCAGCTAATCAGGACTACGCCGATTATCTGTCCGCCTTGGAGCTGCACGACTTCAACACCGCCGCCTATGCAGGGACGGATGCCACTTTAAAGGCGCTTTATTCGGCCTTTGTTAAGCGTTTAAGAGAGGACGAAGGAAAGAAAGTCCAGGTCGTACTTGAAAGCTACCCAATCGCCGACTATGAAGGTGTCGTCAGCGTCCGCAACGGCGTCACGCTCTCGGACGGTACGGTGCTGAGCGCTGCCCAGGCGACGGCGTGGGTGGCGGCGGCCATGGCAGGCGCTGCCGTTAACGAGTCGCTCACCTACCAAGCGTATGACGATGCGGTCGATGTCACGCCGCGCCTGGCGAACAGTCAGATTGTCACCGCGCTGCAGGCCGGAGAGTTCGTTTTTGTCCCAAGCCAGGGGCGCGCGGTTGTGGAGCAGGATATTAATACGCTGACCAGCTTCTCCCCGGACAAGGGGCGGCCATTCGGTAAAAATCGCGTCATTCGTGTGCTGGACGGCTTTGCGAATGACATCAAGTCAATTTATGAGAAGTACTACATTGGCAAAGTGGACAATAACCCGGACGGTCGCGGGCTGCTCAAGTCGGAGATCATCGCGTATCTGACTGCACAGCAGTCGATCGGCGCTATCCAAAACTTCGATGCACAGACGGATGTAGTCGTCCAGCAAGGGCAAGCGGCAGATAGCGTGCTGATCGACCTCTACGTCCAGCCGGTCGATTCCGTCGAAAAAATCTACCTCGCCGTTCAGGTGAGATAAGGAGGAACCTATGGCGTATTTAAAAGCAGGCGATACCATCTCCGGCCAAGAGGGCCGTGCGTACGCAAATATTGCCGGTGTGCAGGAGGAAATGTTTTACTTGAAGACGCTCGAAGCTACCGCAGAAAAGGAAAAAGCGGAGGTGAAAACGTTGGGCCGGCGCGGAACGCAGCACAAGGCCGTTGGCTGGAGCGGGTCCGGCAGCCTGACGATTTTCTATGTGACGTCGCGCTTCCGCCAGCTGATGCTGGAATACATCAAGTTCGGCCGCGACACCTACTTTGATATCGAGGTCATCAACGAAGACCCTCACAGCACAATTGGTCGGCAGTCCGTTGTGCTGCGCAATGTCAACCTCAACAGTGTCATCATGGCGAGCTTGGACACCGAAGCGGAGACGCTCGAGGAAGAAGTCGAGTTTACATTTGACGATGTAGACATCACCGAGGCGTTCATCGCGCCGGCTAACTGATCAGAGGAGGAATTTATCAATGACGAATCGGGATATGAGTTTCTTTATGAAAGGCAAGGCAGCCCAACTGCCAGAAGAAGAGGTGATCGTCTCGCGTCGCTTCGTCGATGACAAGGGGAAGCCTGTGCCCTTTACGCTGCGCGCATTGCCGGTCGAGCGGGTTGAGCAGCTGCAGGACGAGTGCATGCGGCCAGTCAAAAGCAAGCAACGCCGTGGCGAGCGCGAGCTTGACGCCAAACGTTTTGCGGCGCGGCTGGGGATCGAATCGACCATCTACCCGGCCTTCCGTGCGCCGGAGCTGCTACAGTCGTATGGCGTAACCGACCCCGTTGACGTCGTTAAGCAGGTGCTCTCGCTGCCGGGGGAATATGCCGAATGGATCAACGCCGTTCAGCGGATTAATGGCTTCGACGAGGATTTTGAGGAGCTTGTCGATGACGCAAAAAACTAATCCGCTCCGGTGATCGCGATGCCGTCTTTGCCCACTGGCTCCTGCACGAGCGCAATATCTTGCCGCAAGACCTTTGGGCAATGGACGATTATCACCGGGCCTTTCTCTATGCCAGTGTGGAGCAGTTTATCAAGGACGAAAAAGCTGCTGCCAAGGCGGCCAAGAATAAGTAAGGGATTGTGGGATTGTGCAATATTGGAAAATTCGCTAATCTATTATTGGGAGGGAAGCGAAATGATGAAACCAATGATTGTACTGCTCATCTTGGTTGTGACGGCATGCGGAAACGGGAGTGCGGCCAATGTGACACAGGTACTCCCCGAGACGACGCCCTTAGTCGAACCGACACCGACAACCGATATCGATCGGCCAGGAGTGACGATAAAGCGGTTTGTGGAGGCTTTAGAGGCGAATGACGTGGATGTTAATTTTTTGTATCCGCCTGTCAGAACATCTGAACTGCAACATTATCAAGGACTCATTAAAAGGGCTACAGGATATGATCAAGTATCGCTTGGACGTAATATTGAATTATATGAATTTGAGACAGTCGACCAGGTCGCAGTAAAGCAAGAAGAAATTGAAGCTGAATATAAAGACTCCGGCTTAATTCAAGCACACTTTACTAATGGCTACTTGCTCATGTTCATTCCAGATGAATCCGAGATCGAAAAATACAAAAGCATATTCTTGACCTTGACCCCTTAAACTAAGGGGTCATTTTTATGCCATCCAGGAGGGATAATGGCGATGGCTAAGCTAAAAACAATCTTCGAATTTCACGATCGCATAACCCGTCGTCTCCTCCGCCCCACCAAGGCCGTTACTAAGATGAAAGAAGCCACGGAGAAGGCGGACCGAGCTGCTCGTAAGCTGGCTAAGGCAAAAGCGGCCCCGAAGATCACTGTCTCAGACAGAGCTACGCCCGAACTGGAACGAATACGTCGCAAGACGGAAAAGCTTGGCGGAACGACTGCCGCCCCGACAGTCAAGGTGGATGATAAGGCATCTGCATCCATTGATAACATCAACGGCAAGCTAGATCGTATGAAGGGCGTCGTGTTAGGGATTGCGGCCGCAGCCGGCATCACAGGTGGCGGCCTTATGTTTGCTGGGCAATCCGCCTTTGAGATGGATGCCAGAGCCGCAGCCGTCACTAACATGGAGCCTGCTTATATCACTCCAGCGGTACAAAGTATTTACTATGATAATTACGCCGGGACTTCTCGTGAAGGTGTCCTGGAGTCTCTCCTGAAGATCGGCCAGCAAACGGACCTTCAGGGGAATGATTTAACGGCCGCAGCATTGACTTCCAGTCAAATCAATTCGTTGATTCCTACAACTGATCCTCGTGAAATTACTCGCGCTCAATCTGCGATGTACAATGCGATGGGTGCGAGTTTTGAGCGCACGGCAGACAATATGATGTACATCTATAGGAACGCTGGCGACCAATATGAAGATTTGTTTGACACATTCAACGAATACGCAACGACGTTTGACAAACTCCAGATTTCCCCGGAACAACTCGCAAGCGGGCTAGTTGCAGGGCAGCAGGCTGGAGGGTTTAACTACGATGTACTCGCAGACTCTTTGCGCGAGTGGGGTATCAAATCATTAAATGAAATGAATGACGATGTCCTTGGCGCGTATGAAAAATTGTTTGGTAGAACTAAAACTTGGAATATGTATGAATCACTGAAATCTGGTGATTTATCAGGAGCGGATTTTTTAGCCCAAGTAATGAAAGAGTATTCCAAGCTAAACCCGATGGTTCAGAACAAAATTGGTGCGAATATCTTTGGAACAAAATTCGAAGACAACCACCAAGCAATTATAGATTTCGCTAACGGCCTCTCCACCGCTGCCGAAACAACGGGCGAGCTCAACCGGCAATTCGAGCAGCTGCGCGCCAGCCCAATCACGCCGATCAATGACACGCTCCGCAACATGCGCGGGCTGCTGGAGGATACAGGGCAGTCGATTCTCGTAGGCGTCGCTCCGGCCTTCGACCGGCTAAACCAGTGGATGCTCTCGCCCGAGGGGCAGAAGTCAGTCGCCAACTTCGCCGATGCTGTTACCAAGCTGGCCGTTGCACTCGGGGAGGGTTTGGCTCAGGGCATACAATGGACCATTGAAAATATTGACTGGCTTATCCCGACGGTCGGCGCGCTGCTTGCGACGTTCGCAGGGCTTTTTGCCTTTGTCAAAGGTGCCAAGCTATTCAAGGCTCTCCAGCCTTTGTTTAAGGGCATCGCCGGGCTTGCGCGCGGAAAAGCAGGCTCTGGTGGCGGCCTGGCTGGCCTCTTGCAAAAAATAATCAAAGTTCCGTGGCTCACCAAAATCGGACAATTTATCGATGTTGGCTGGACATTTGCGACGCGCGTCCTCGGCTTTCTTGGGACAGCATTGCGATGGGTGGGTCGGGCATTTGGCTGGGTGCTGAAATTCCTCCAGCCGCTGCTACCGTGGCTTGGTCGGATTATCGGCTGGGGCCTTCGATTCCTGCCGGTTATCGGATGGGTCATTTCAGCAGTTTTGGCGGTTTGGTCGGCATGGAAAAATTGGGACAAAATCAAAGCCTTCCTTCAGCCGTTTTTCGACTGGGTCGGCGATCGCTTCACAGGGGTAAAGCAGTGGCTCAGCGATGTCGGTGATTGGCTTGGCAATGTGTATGACGACTGGCTCACCTGGGACGGCATCAAGGAGCAACTGTCTGGACTATTCACTTGGTTTGGTGAAAAGTTTGATTGGCTAGCAGACAAATTGGCTTTTGTCGGCGACAAGATCAAAAAATTCAAAGATGACTTCAACCAGATCAAGTCGGGGAACTTTGAAATTGGCATGCCCAAATGGATGGGAGGCAAAGGGATTATACAGATCGGTGGTGCGGACGGTGTTCATGAACGTGGTATTTCCGACATTCCATTTGACGGCTATCGTGCCATCCTGCACAAGGGTGAGACGGTCCTCCCTGCAGCCGAGGCGTCACTGTTGCGCCAGATGGCCGCAAGCCAGGGCGACCAGGGCGACGGGAATGGCAAAGGGCTTGCCGTTGAGATTGGCGTGCCGAAATGGCTGGG